AAAAATTGTTCTTGAATATGAAAACTTCTAAAGAACTTAAAGAAGAAAGAGGCCTCATTGAATCACAAATGATAGCCATTATTGAAAGTGCGGAAAAAGAAACCCGAAATATTACGGATGATGAGGCAACAAAATTTGACCAATTGGAAAGCCAAAAAGGCGAATTGGACACCCAAATTTTGAGAGCGGAAAAGATGGAGAAATTCAAGCGGGAATCAATGCCGAATAGTGGCACGGTGATTGGCGGCGGAGAAGATAAGGAATTAGGAAAAATTTCCAAACGGTATTCTATTGCGGAGTTAGTTCAGCATAGATTGTCTAGTAACGGTGGTTTGGTAGGCGTATACGCCGAAATGGATACGGAAGCTATCAAAGAAGCGAGAACCGCAGGTGTAAAGTTAGCGGGGCACGGTTTACCCTCTAAGTTAGTGCACTTTGTAGGCTCAAAGCGAGCGGAGCAAAGAGCCTTAGAAGTGGCGGTCGCTGCAAATGGTGGTAATATGGTAGAAACAACCAAACGGGATTTTATCCCAGTTTTGCGCCCGAAATTAAAAACGATTGAGATGGGGGCGGAAGTATTGACAGGGCTACAAGGCAACGTAGATATTCAAACGCAAGATGCCGCAGCCAGTGCAGCATGGGCGGGAGAAAAGACAACCGCAACAGAAAGCCAAATGTCAATTGGCAAATTCACGATGTCACCAAAGCGGTTAGCTGCTTGGACGCAACAGACCCGCCAATTTTTCTTGCAATCCTATTTGGCTATTGAGCCATTAGTGCGGGGAGATTTAGAGGCAGCTATCCAAATAGCTTTAGATGCGGCCTTGATTAATGGGAGTGGTGCGTCGAACCAACCAACAGGCTTATTAAACTGGACTGGTATAGGTTCTGTCGCAATGGGAACGAATGGTTTAGCGCCTACAAGAGAAGCACTAGTAGATTTAGAAAGCGCAATAGCAACCGAGAACGCCGACGCAGCAATGTTGAAATTTTTATCAACGCCTGGTATTCGAGGAAAGTTAAGAAAAACCAAAACGGACGCGGGAAGCGGTATTTTTATTTGGGGCGAACAGTCTAATAGTTTATTAGGCTACGAGGCGCACGTCAGTACGCAAGTACCTAACAATTTGGTAAAAGGCACGTCTTCTGATGCGAACGCTATTATTTTCGGCGATTGGTCGAAGCTAAGAGCGGGAAATTGGGGCGGTATTGATTTAGTAGTTAATCCATATACCCACCTTAAAGAGGCAATGGTGGAGGTTGTTGTCAATTCTTATTGGGATGTTGCAGTAATGCAGCCTAAAGCATTTGCAGCGATAAAAGATGCGTTAACCGCATAATTACAAGCGTTTGAATTTTCAAATTATATAAAAATTAGGGGCGTTAAAAAGCCCCTAATTTCTCTTTTCTCCTTCCTTTAATTCCTAAAAATGGCTAAGAAAGTAAAAGTAACCTTTGTAAAAAGTCCAAGTGTAGCGCCTTTTAATTTGGCGTATTGGGCGGGTGATAGCACTTTAGTTGACGTAGAAACAGCAAAAAAATTATTAGATGCTGGTATTATCGAAGTGGAAAAAAAAGCGACTAAGCGCAAAACCGCTACGCAAAAAGAGACAGGAGCAAAAAGATAAGATAACGTCAAAAAAATACCAAGTAAATAAATGAATCAATTAGCCTATCAAGTCACCGTCCAACCCGCCACCGAGCCGTTTACCCTTGCGGAAGCAAAGGAACGTATTGAGGTGGAAGCAAGTAGCACGTTAGACGATGCCTATATAACTGACTTGATAGTAGCAGCCAGACAAGCAGCCGAAAATTACACCAATCGGGCTTTTTTTACACAAACGGTAAAACAGTCCTTTGAAGGTTTCCCCACTATTTGCAAAATGACGCCAAAGGGCGAATTTGTGTTGGCTAAGAATCAAGTACAATCTATTGTTTCTATTACTTATACGGACGAGGCAGGGGCGGAAGTGGTGATGGATGCGGCGGCGGTATTATTAAGCTACAGGCTTAATAATATCATCGAACCAGCAAGATTACAACTTAAGAGTGACAAAAGTCACCCCACTATTGAGGTAGGAAGTAATGTAGTTATTGAATATGTGGCAGGATGGACACATATAGCGAAAGTTCCCGCAGTAGTCAAACAAGCCATGGTATTTTGGATGCGAGAGGCGTTTGATAATGTGGGGAATCCACCAAGTCAGAAAATTACGGCTTTTGAACGGGCTTTGTCATTTTATAAAATTGAATGGATATGAGGCGGAAGGATAAGGTAATAAAATTGGATAGGGAAATTACTATACAATCCTTTACGGAGGTGCAAAACAGTTTTGGGGAAAAGGAAATTACTTTTTCCGATTTGGCAACCGTCAGAGCGGCAATTGAATACGGAAACCGAGGCACTACAGAAGATTTTGAAGCCAAACGAGAAACGGCCACCACTTCTATTTTTTTTACTGTTCGATATAATAGTACTTATAAAAGTAAAAAAAATAGAATCGTTTTTGAGGCGCAAAATTATGATATTATAGCTGTCATAGAAACAGGCGCACGGCGACAATATTTAAGGATTGAGGCACAACTAAAAGAATAATGCCAAATACTACTAATAGGGACGTACAGAAGGCAATTAATAAACTAAAAAGATTGCCTAAAGCCTATCAAACGAAAGTCTTAAAAAAGATATTCAAAAAGAACGCTAAAGTAGTAGTAAGCGCCGCAAGACAAAACGTACCAGTAGCCGCAAAGCCAATAACAAGAAATGGGCGGACATTTAAACCAGGTACCTTAAAAAGGGCGATTAATTCAAGAACTTCCAGAAAAATAACGGCTGTTTATGTAAGTCCTAAGATTAGCAAAAAAGGAGAAAAGCAACAAGCGTGGTACGACTTCATAATGGAAAGAGGAAAAGCAGGGATGCAGGGTTACCACTACTTAGAGAAAGCCTACCATTCCACAAAAAACACGGTAGTAGGCGGAATTATAACGGACACAAAAACAGTTTTAAAAAGTTACATAAGAACAAATAAAATAAGGTGATTGGAAAAGTAATTCATAATTTACTATCCGCCGATAGTGCGGTAACTGCCTTAATAGGTAGTAATATTTTTCCAATTGTTACCCCTCAAAATACGGTATTCCCTTCGGTTACTTATGAAACAATAGGCAGCCTACCAATGGAGGTAATAGGATGGCAAAAAATCGCTAATACTATAGATATTCAGCTTAATATTTTTGCTCCAACGTACACCCAAGCAATTGATATAAAAGAAGCGATTAAGGCGGTTTTGGATTACAAAAACGGCTTTATTAGTGAGGGGTTGAACTTTTGCGGGATTACGCCAATTGATGATTTAGACGGGGCTTATGATGAAGATTTAAACCTCTTTCATCGAATTTTAAAATACGAATTTCACTTAAATAATAGCTATGTTTTATAGAGTACTCAAAGACGGGTTTAAAAATCCGACTAACAATAAGGTGCATAAAAAAGGGCAAGTTATCGACCTTTTTCACACCATTGGCAACCCTTTGACGGAGGGGAAAAAGCCAGCTTTAGCAAAGTCCAAAAAGGTGGATGAATCGACGGTAATTGCGATTGAAACAGAAATTAAAAAAGAATTATAAATCTTTTTACCAATAGCGGTAAAATGGGGTTTTTGAAAATAGATTATTAACCTAAAAAAAATTACGATGTCTAAAATATCAGGTAAATTGTTAAAATTATATACAGGTGGCACACCCGCTACTATTAACTGTTTAGTAGAAGCCAATTTAGATTTATCCGCCGAGTCTATTGATACGGCGTGTAAAGATGATACGACAGGCTTTGTATCTTCTATAGTGGGGAATATTTCGGGTTCTTTGTCGGGTTCTGGTTATGCGGTGGATAATGGTACAAATAGTTACTCTGAATTATTGGCAGCTATGAAAGCTAAAACGGCAATTGCTTGGAAGTTGAGCGACGAAACGAGCGGTAGCAGTTTTCAAAGCGGTAACGGTTACGTAACGTCTTTATCGAAGCAAGGCGGCGTTAATGATGCCGTACAATTTTCGTTTACTATTACCGTAACTGGTGAGGTAACGGATACGCCGATAGTGTAAATAATTAGCACTTTATAGTGGACGATACTTTAGGAGTATCGTCCACCATGAACTAACAAAAAATGGTTTTGACATGGTAGGAAAAATTAAGGCAGGCGGAAAACGCCGCCCTTTTTATATCGGTATGCGGTCTTTACGGAAAATTACGAAAGGCGAAGCTTTGACCACTTTGGGAAACATGATGGATAATCTAAGTTTAGATGATATTTGTGTTATCGCTCAAACAGGTTTTGAAGAAGGGGCAAGAAAAAACAAAGATGATATTGATTTTACCGCCGATGATGTTTTAGATTGGTTAGACGATGATTTTCAATTAGCATTAGATGTTACCCAAGAATTTGCCCAACAAACGGCAACCTATTTGGATGGCGCAAAAAAAAAGAAAGTAGCGGAGACAGCACAAAAATAGATTGGCCAGACCTGTTATTATTAGCTTTTGAAATAGGGATGACCGAGGCGGAATTTTGGGATACTTCTTTTTATGTGTTTTCCATGCGAATATATGCCCACAGAAAACGAACCGAACAAACATATCAAAGCGGATGGGAGCAAACAAGGTGGTTGGCTTCTATACTCTTACAGCCGCATTCCAAACGAACTTTACGACCAAGACAGTTAATTATTTTTCCGTGGGAACAGCCCGAAGAAGTGCCACAAACTATACCAAAAGACTTTTTAGAACTAGCGGCGGCAATGGATAGGAACGCAAAAGAAGAAGGCTTAATATAATTATCATGGCTACAATTGGCGATATTAAAATAAGAATTGGCGGCGATATAAAGAGCCTAGAAAAGAGCCTAAAACGTGCCGAATTTCGACTACAACGGAGTGGTCGAAAAATGGCGGAATTAGGCGGTAGGCTATCCGCAGCTATTACCCTTCCTATCCTAGCGATTGGCGGGGCTTCTTTGAAAATAGCGGGCGATATGCAAGCCCTAAAAATGGGCATGGAAAGCATGATGGGAAGTGCAGAGGCGGCGAAGGTGGAAATTGCGAAATTAAGGAAAGAAGCATTAAAACCTGGTCTTAATTTTGAACAGGCTTTGAAGGGTTCGGTAAGGCTGCAAGCGGTCGGCGTAGATGCGGATATTGCACGGCGGGCATTGGCAGGGTTCGGGAACGCTTTGGCCTTAGTAGGGGGAACAGGCGAACAACTGGACGGCGTAACGTTGGCACTTTCACAGATAGCCGCAAAAGGGAAAATATCGGCGGAGGAAATCAACCAATTAGCAGAACGAGTGCCACAAATTAGAAGCATCTTAAAAGGCGCTTTTGGTACGGCGGACACGGAAGAACTACAAAAATTGGGCATAGGCTTTGAGGAATTTGTTGCTAAATCAATCATAGAATTAGAAAAACTACCTAAAGCCCAATCGGGCATTAAAAACAGCATAGAAAATACCAAATTGGCGCTACAGGAAGCGGCGGCGGTGATTGGGGAACGCTTGTTTCCAATCTTTGAGAAGATAAGCGCCGTGGT